GTCGTAAGACCGTACAGAGGAAACTGATTCGTCCCTCCCTAGAAAGGAAGTTAGAAACCGAGTCCTCGGTGTATGGGTTAAACCCTATATACTTGGGACTGCCAAATCCCCGGTCATTGATCGGTATGGGTGGAAGCATCGGAATTTAGCGTAACTGGATAGGCCTTAGAATCATGGACTCTTAGGACCTGGTTAGCCAGGTAACTAATTCTTACATAGAAGTGAAGGGGAGACAGTGACGAAAGGATCTGTAAATTCATAAAAGGGTACCGTACCCCGGCCCTACTTCTAGAAAGCCCGTTGTAGGGATCACCTGCATCGTGGTAATAGTTCTGAGTGCTCCCTCCAAATAAAGTGAGGAGGGTCAGAGGTCTTGCGCACGAGACAAGATAATTCCGGAGTGCCGGTAAAGGGTCTCAGAAGCTGGCAAAGCCAGTTCTCTCCCTGTGATGAATCCATAAGTCACATAGACAGGACCAGCCTGTGGAAAGCTCAGAAAAGAATAAAAACAGGAACAGCTCTATAGGAGAGATACCTGTAGTACAGCATTCTTGGGTTAAAACTAAGAGTAGTCTCTTATTGCGGAAAAGCAATGGTTGGTTACAAAGGAAATGAGTAACCGGGGAAAACACCCAACTGCTTCCGGATTGATGTTGAACGCTGAGACTAAGGTTTCGGCGGAGTCTTTCGGAGGGAGTCTCACCTAAGGTTAACCTCTTATCTAGTGTCATTGAAGGTACATTGTACCGATGAAAGTAGACGTACAAAGGCTACAAGTGAACTTTGGGAACCGCCACTGGGCGTAAGCCATCATTGATGGTGAAACAAAAGGTGGTACATACCTTAGGAATCTTAGTAGATCCCTGGTAAGATAAAGTTAATTATGGTTGGGAAGCCAACGTAATTCCTGCTTTATGAACGACGAAGACACGACCGTGTCGACTTTTCCAAAGAACCTGCTGCCCTCGGCGACTTAACCTTTATTCAAAGGCTGTCTGTGTGATAAGCAGAGCAGATCCCTGGGATCGAGAAAGGGTCGGATTAAAATGGAAGGCGAAACTACCGAGCGACTTCGGTCCCGTAAGTAGTGTAAGCATTCCCTGAGGAAACAGAGGCTAATCGGTCTTACAAGATCCTTTGTTCTAATCAAGAGACATGATAAACATGCTCCTGGAACGTAAGAATCGAGTTCGATTTGAGAAGCTTGGTTCCGGTGCGGGAAACCTCATCGGGCTACTAAGGGACTTCGGCTCAGCCGTAGCTTACCTGGTAGCAGGCCGTCGTGGGAAGTCATTCATATTGGCAGTGGAACGCGTAGTGAGCCTTGCTCTAAGATGGAAAGGCGGGACCTTAGGTCTCGTTAAGTACCTTAAAGCATCGCAAATCACCTTAATGCAGGTTGTAAGTAAAGGACCGGTATCTGACAGCCGCAAATTGGGCGGTGTGCATAGAAGGGGGCTTGGTAGCCTACCGGGTATTATCCCATATGCACATCGGGTTTCAATTATGAGAGGAGATGTACCGACCATTCGACTTTGGTTATCCCTTTTGGGAGTGTATCGAATAATCGAGTGCCCAGGGAAATCCTCTTACCAGACCATTACCCAACCCAAGAGGACTGATATTAGTCAGCCATTAGCTGAGTTCAGCTCGTTCCTGAAATGGGCGAAGGGGAACATACCCCTTTGTGGGAAGATATTAAAGAGGGTCCCAGTTTCAAAACTGGGTTTCAAACCTTTGGCAATATTAACCTCGGGACCTAACGTCCCGCCGGACACAGGAGCGATGTGGGCAGTGGTATTTGACGCATACGCCATTTGGCACAACCGGAATACCGCTTGGTACCGTGCTCTAGAAGACTATTGTCTTCGGACCATGAATACTAAGGTGTTGGGTTTAATCCGACAGGCAGTAGGGTCTGTACCGAATAAAATAGGTATGGATAGAGTCGCGAGACTCGAATGGATGAAGAAGAACAACCATAAAGTAGGGGAAACCTTACGTGAACGTACACTATACATCCTCCAAGTCATAAACCGTTATGAGGACTCAGCGTACGGCGTACCTGAGAAGCGCATCGGTTATATGGATGTCAGAGACTGGAAAGGCCAACTTCGGCTAGGGCGTATCCACGAAATCCCTGAACCAGCGGGGAAAGTGCGGGTTGTTGCCATGGTGACATGGTGGATACAGTGTTTACTGTATCCTCTCCACGACTATATTTTTCAGTCTGTTCTGAGATTAATACCTCAGGATGGAACGCATGACCAAGGAAAACCCTTACTTGCACTGAATCAGAAAATAGTGGAACTCCTCGAAACAACAGGAAAAGCGCACGTTTACTCGTTCGATTTGAAGGCTGCTACCGATAGGATACCATCCGAACTAACCGTATCCGCTTTGGGTAATTTAGTCACCCCTGCGGTGGCGAAGTCCTGGCGAGAACTTCTCGTTGGGATACCTTACAGTAATAGGTCTTTTCGGAAACGAGATTCAAATTACTTAGGGGAAGCTCAAATAAGGTATGGGACCGGGATGCCTATGGGAGCATACTCAAATTGGGCAATGCTCGCTCTAGTACATCACTTGATAGTACAATTTGCTGCCTATAAGGCCGGGTTCCGAGGGTGGTACGAACTGTACGCATTGCTAGGTGACGATATAGTCATCCTAGGTACAGCTGTTGCAAAACAGTACGAAGCTCTATGTGAGGCTTTCGGGATCCAAATCGGTCTCGCTAAGTCACTCATTTCACCGGATGGCAGTTACGAATTCGCTAAGCGATTCTACGTCAGGGGAGTCGATGCTTCTCCCATCTCAGTACGTGAGTACTGGGTCTCTCAAAGTAATCTACCTAGTTTCATTGAACTAGTAGCTCGTGCTAAGAGAGTGAAAAGCGATCTGCGCCTTGCAGACGTGATTAGGGCGTATGCCAAAGGGTATAGAGTGGTTTCGGAACTTACTCAGAGGATAGCTAAGCTCGGGAATACCCGTGTAGCGAACCTTATAACAGCTCTTCTGCTTCCGGGAGCTCCTTTTGAAAGTACTCTTGAGGCAATCTTCTCGACTACCAGTACGGCGGTTAATCCAGTTGGAAAACTGGAGGATACTCCAATAACGGATCGAAGGGTTAAATCAGTGTCGCGATCACTAGGTGACTCGCTCAAGCAGATAGCGGGGTCCAAACAAGAGAAGGCAAAAGCCTATCTCGGAGAGGCACAAAAAAGTAATTTGTCTCAAAGAGGTAGGTCGCTGAGATTGAAGGCGTTAGCGCTAGATGTGGGGATTGCCCCGTTCATAGCGTTTAACCGGCTCTTGGCAATCTTGGACCGCTCTAGAGAGATTGAAATCCTAGAGAATTTCGGTGTTTATCTGAATAAAGGAAGATTACGATCCCGAGAGTTGATAACTCTGCTTGGAAAAATCATTCCTATTTGGAAACATGCTATAGGAGATGTAGCGGCAATACCTGACCCTAGCGGTTTGGAGCCCGCGGGTGCGGTTCTGCAAAGAGCCAAACTCCAAAAAATCCTTAAGATAAGGATTGCTATGTTAGGTCTCAAATGGCATGAGAGCCGGAAACCGAGTATTAAGAAAAGGGATACTGGGAACAGTCCCTACAAACGTGTATCACACGTAGGTATAAATCGAGGTTCGGGGCGGACAGCGACCTTAGCCAAAGCTGATAGCCGCAGGGTTAGAGACCTTCCTTAATTGGTCCCTCTACTCTTCAGGAAACAATTCGAAGAGCGTCTACTCCGACGAAACAGGAACTGTCTGGTCTTAACCTTTGGGTGGAGGAACTTAACACACTCCTTCGGACCGGAACTATTAGTCAGTAAAACAAAAAAGGAAAACCTCTTCGCTACTGGTAACAGTGGCCTAGGGTGTAAGATCCCTTTACCTATGTAGAATCCAATACAGAATCGAAGACCCACGCGACTACCAAAACCTGGACTAATCATCCAGGTGGCGGCGCCAAATCTCCGACTTGATCGGTACACTAGGGCCCAAAAGGTTGGTTTACCAGCCGGGGCGGAG